GTTCCATCTCCCCGCTCGGAAACCCGCATGAGGCCCCACATTGCCTGACCTAGACCACCTGGACACCCTCGGATCCGATTGGGACTCCCGAGGAAAGCGTGCCACCGCCATCTTGCGGGAGACGGCCATCGAGGAAGCGGCGGGGAAGACCCTCCCACTGGAAGGCGTGGAACAAGTCCTCCGCGATCTGGCCGGGACAGCCAATGGAATGCTCCAGGGCATCCCAGACCGTTGCCGCGCCTTGGGCTGTGGGGACGACATGGTCCAGGCCATCCAGGAAGTCGTGGCCGACGTGCAACTCCAGATCTCCGTGGCCCTCGACACGGCGGCGGAATCTGCCGTGCAGGTGGTCGAGGAGTGCGAGGCAGGGCTACTCGCCGACGTGGCCGACGCCCCTGCGGAAGTCCGAGGCCCTGCCGAGCGCCGGGCGTCCCGAGTCCACAAGGGCAAGCCGCACTCCGGGAACATGAAGCCGAAGAAAGTCCGATGAAGCGACAGGCGATCACAGGCGAGCCCGCCTACCTCAAGGCCCGTGGATGGGCCAAGGCCCTGCGGGGCATGGCGGCGGTGTGGCGGAAGGCGTGGACCCCCCGGACCCCTCCCGACCCTGTGGCGTGGGTCGAGGGCGGTGGCGTGATCCTGCCGTCTGCCGTCGCGGCCCGTGGCGCGGGTGGTCGCCTGTCGTTCGCTCTCCGCCCGTATTGGCGGCTCATGCTCCGATGGTTTGGCGAGCCCGGCGTCGAGGTCATCGTGGTGGTGGTCGCGAGCCAGTGCGGAAAGACCACGGGTCAGATTGCCCTCGCCCTGTTCGGTGCCGAGTGGCTGGCAGGGCCGGGCCTGTTCTTGATGCCCTCCGACGACCACGCCGAGGATCTGGTGCGCGACCGCTTGCGTCCGATCTTCCAGGCGTCCCCGTTCGGGCGCGGACTCAAGGCGAACGATATGCGCCTCGGAGGAGTGACGTTCCCGGGTGGCGGATCGCTGAACGTGATCGGCGTCGGGAGCCCGAACGCCCTCAAGGGTCGCCCGGCCCGGTGGGTGCTGTTCGATGAGTACGATGAGGCTCTACGCTACGGTGCCGCCAATGGCGACCCGCTGGAAAGGGCGAAGACGAGAACCAGGACGTACGGCAGTCTCGCCCGTGTGGTCCTGACCTCCACGCCGACGATTGAGAATAAAGGGATCTGGCCCGAGTACGAGAAGGCGAGGCGGTACGAATGGCACGTCCCCTGCCCGAAATGCGGATGCCATCAAGCCCTCGACATGGGGCAGGTCAAATGGCCGAAGAACGCCGACGGCAATTGCTCCGAGACGCCCGACCGGATCGCGGCGGACAACCTCGCATGGTACGAATGCATCCATTGTCGCGCCCCCTGGACGGATGCCCAGAAACGCCGGGCCGTGGCGGACGGTCGCCCGTTCTGCCTGGACGAGGACCGCCCGATACGACAGGTTGCCCTGCACGTCTCCGTCCTGTACTCGCCGGACGTGCCGCTCTCGAAGGTGGCCGCGCAATTCCTCAGTGCCGTGGACGACCCGGACAAGCTGATCCAGTTCCGCAACGAATGGCTTGCCGAACCACGCCGCGAGATTGTCCGGACCACCAGCGTCGATCAGGCGCACCTCGCATCCCTGGCTCTCCCGGGCTACGCCATGCCTGCGCCTGACTGGTGGCGGGCGGAAGATGCCCCGGTCGCACCTGACTGGGTCCGCGCCGTGACGTGGGGATTCGACGTGCAGGGTGCGGAGATCTGGGGGTTGTGCCGAGGCTGGGGCGACTACGGGGAATCTGTCGTGCTGTGGTGCGGGTCGTTCTCTGGCCCCGACCACATGGAGGACGCATTGACCGCCTTCCGGCGGGAGTGGGTCATGTACGGCGGCGAGGTGCGCTCACCCGTGGGCGGCCTCATGGACTCGGGCTTCAGAACACAGGAGGTCTACCGGGCCTGTGCCCGGACGCCGGGTCTACTGCCCTCGAAGGGCGTCCAGAACGGAACGCTTCCCGTCCACATGAGCGATGTTGACCGGGAGAAAAACCGGGGGATCATCGGAATGACCGACCTTGCCGTGGTGTGGACCACCTACTGGCAGGACGTGACGGCGGCGGAACTGGAGGCCGGGCCGGGCCGTGGGCGCAACGTGGTCCACCTCCCTGCAAACGCTCCCGCCTACCTGTACCGCCACCTCACGGCGGAACGCAAGGTCGCGGTGAAGGGGCGCAACGGGCAAATTTCCTACGTCTGGAAAAAGATCCACAACGACAACCACCTGCGGGACTGCCTCGTCTACTCGCGAGCGGCGGCGGGCATCCGGAAGGCCGACAAGCTCACGCCGCGCAAGGCCCTCGCCTACATCCCTGCGGAGACCGTGGAGCCTGTCCAGTCCGCCACGGCACCGACGGCACCCCCCACGCCCCCGAAGCCCTCCAGCGCCCTCCAGCGCCTCGCGGCGGCACGGAACGCCGGGACGCTCGGGACGGCAAGGGGTTTTCGGGTGGGATAGTCTATCTCCGAGATATTCATTTCTGTGGATAGAGCTTGCATTTATCCGCCTATGTGCGTAGCTTGGTGGATAGATGGCATTCACGACCTGGGCCGCCTACAAAACGACAGTGCTGGACTCCATCGTGGCAGGCGTCGCGTCCGGCTCTATCATGCTCCAGTCTGTCTCCCCGATGGGGCCTGACGGCATCGCCCGGACCTTCAGGAACCTCCTGGAGCTGGAGCGCCATGTGGACTGGGTTACCAACAAGGTCGCACAGGAAGCCGCCGCCTCCGATGGCCGTGGCCGCATCCTGTTCATGGGCGCGGTTCGATGATCGAGGTCAATCCCGCCTCCAAGTTGTCTCGCGTCCAGACGATCCAGAACGCCCGCCGCATCATCCAGCCGCTGGCTTTCTCTCGTCCGTTCGACGGTGCCGCGACCGACCCCTACTCCTCCCGATTCACGCAGACCAGCGGACACCCGGACCAGGAGATCGCGGGCGACCTGCCCTCGCTCCAGGCCCGGTCGATTGACCTCTACCGCAACAACTCCCTGGCCTACGGCGTCCTGGACACCATCGCGCAGGGCGTCGTCGGTCGAGGCCCCCGCCCCCGCTTTCTGTCGAGCCAAGCCGAAACGCTCTCCAGGCTGTTCGCGGAATGGTCCACGACTGCCGGGTGGGACGGCGTGTCCACCTGGGCGGAGGTCTGCACGGGCCTCGTCAATGCCTCCTGCCTCTCCGGCGATGTCCTGATCCTCTGGCCGGATGTCGGCGACGGCACAGGCCCCCGCCTCGACCTCGTGGACGCCGCTCGCGTGGACACGCCGTCCACCCATCCAGAATGCCCTACCTGCCGTCTCGGTGTCGGGTACGACAAGTACGGGCGCGTGATAGGCTACTACGTCCGCAAGTCCGAAGAGCCGGGCGTCGGCGGCGACCGCTCCATGTTCTCCTGGTTCCCGTTGAACAAGAACGGGCGCATCAATGCCCGCCTGTTCAAGCGTCCCGCCGTTGGCCGTCCCCGCCAATCCCGTTGCCTCCCGCTCCTGACTCCCGCAATCCATCGGCTCCGTGACCTGGACGAGCATTCCCGGATCGAGCTTCGCAGGGCGGCACAAGCGTCGAAGGTCCACACCATCGTCAAGACGCCGGACCCGAAGGCAATTTCCGACGCCTTCGAGAACGCGAGCATCACGGGCGAATCCCCCGAGCTGGAGGCCCTGCTGGGTCGCTCCTACGGGAACACGCCGGACGGCTCGATCATGGTCCTGGGCCTCGGCGAGGATGCCATGGTGTCCACGCCTCCGCAGGTGAATGGCGGGCTGGGCGACTACCACGAGTCCCACCTCCGCGAGATCGCAGGTGCAACGGGCTTCCCGTTCGAGGAAGTCTTCAAGCTCTACGCGAAGCTCAACTTTTCCAACGCCCGAACCATCCGCCTCATGGCAAAGGCGGGCTACCGCAACTGGCGCGACAAGATGGAAACGGGCGCACTCACGCCCACCGTCTCGCTCCTGGTCGCGTACTGGTGGGCGAACGGCTATCTCGGGCGCATCCCCTGGTCTGCCGACCTCGCTCGCGTCTCGTGGGATTGGGATGAAATGGAGTGGGTGGACCCGGCCAAGGAAGTCAAGGCCAACGCCGAAGCGGTGGACACGAACCAGAAGAGCCTCCAGGATATTTGCGCCTCACAGGGCAAGGACTGGAGGATGGTCGTGGCCCAGAACGTCGAGGCCGAAGCGTTCGAGGCCGAACTACGCGCCAAGGCTGGATTGCCTCCCAAGGGATCGGTTCCCGCCCCTGCCATGCCCCCCGAAGCCCCCGAAGTGGAGGACGAGGATGTCTGACATCGAAATCATGGGAACCATCGGCTGGGACGTGACCGCCTCCGACATCTCCCGCCAACTCAAGGATGCCGAACCCGGCCCCGTCACCGTGCGGATCAATTCGCCGGGCGGCTCCGTTTTCGACGGCATCGCCATCGCCTCGATGCTTCGCCGCCGTGGCGATGTGACGGCCATCGTGGACGGCCTCGCTGCCTCCGCCGCCTCGATCATCGCCATCGGTGCCGACCGTCGCGTGATGGCCCCCGGCACCCTGCTCATGATCCACAACCCTTGGAGCATGGCGGGCGGCAATGCCGACGACCTGCGCAAGGAAGCGGACGTGCTCGACGTGATCGCCTCCGAGATGTCCAAGCTCTACGCCGACGCCTCGGGCGGCAAGCTCTCCGAGAAGGACGCCCGCAAGCTCATGGACGAGGAGACTTGGCTGACCGCCGAAGACGCCATGGCCGTGGGCCTTGTCCACGCCGTCGAGGGCAAGGCCAAGGCGATGGCCGCAATCGACAAGAACCGTCACGCATACCGCAACGTCCCGAAGGGGCTCATCATGGAAGAGAACACCCCGGCCCCGAAGGCCGGACTCCTGGACACCATCCTCGCCAAGCTGGGCGGAGGAGCCGAAGCTCTCGCGGCCAAGGATTCCGAGATCGCCACGCTTCGCGCCGAAGCTTCCGAGGCATCCGCCGCGCTGGTGGACGCCGCCGCCAAGATCACCGAAGCCAAGGCCGAAGCCGAAGCCGCCCGCGCCGAAGCGACCGCCGCACAGGCCGCGCTGGCGGCCAAGGATGCCGAGATCGAGGCCATCAAGGCTGAACACGTTGCCGCCCTCGAAGCGGCCAAGATCGAAGGCGGACAGGAAGCGGTGAAGGAGGTGCTCGAAACCTCTGCCCCCGAAGCCCTGCCCCATGCTGAGACGGTTGAAGGCGCCGTTTCCACGCATACCGCCAAGTACAACGCCCTTCGCGCCGCTGGCAAACATGCCGAGGCTGGCGAATACCGCAAGGCTCACAAACTCGCAATCCTCAAGGGAGAATAAATCATGGCCATCACCAGCCTCAACATGACCGAAGTGTCGCGGGAAGTCTTCCCGACCCTGATCTCCGAGATCGGCCCCATCCTCTCGAACTCGTTCCGAGTCGAGAATAACCCCTTCGCAAAGACCACGTCGGTCAACGTGTTCGGCGAGCGCACGGGCGCGGAGTTCACCCAGGCGACCGCTAACTACACGGCCACCGCCGCGAGCACCACGGCCATCGACGTGACCTTCACCGAGGTCTACGATTACCTGACCATGAACAAGCTGTCCTTCCTCCAGTCCCCCGTGGATGTGGTGATGGGTGTGCTTCCCTCCATGGGCAACGCCATCGCGAACAAGATGTTCGCCATGCAGAACGCCCTGGTTACGACGGCGTTCACGAGCACCAAGATCACCTCGACCGCCGCCAACTGGGACGCCGACGACATGGCCGACGCCGCCACCACGCTGTCGACCACCAAGACCAACAAGACGGGCCGCTACGCCGTCCTGGAGCCCGCCTACTACGGTGCGCTGTCGAAGGACAACGCGATCCAGGCGGCTTACGCCTTCGGCGATGATGGCGTTATCAAGCGCAACATCATCCAGAACGTCCACGGATTCAGCCTCCACATGGTCCCCGCTGTCGCCGACTCCGTCGACGTGGCCAACTTGGTCGGCTGGGTCGCCGGTCCTGAGGCTTTCGCGGTCGGATTCCGTCCTTCCTTCGAGAGCGCCGAGGTTCCCACCTACGCATCGATGGGCACCTACACCGACCCCAACTTCGGGATCACCATCACGACCCGCATCTGGGACGGCAACGACGGCAATTATCACATCTGGGCGGGTGTCGGCTTCGGCATCGCCCGCGGTCGCGTCACCGCCCTGACGGCCATCGTCTCGGCGTAACCCTCCGAGCCGGGCAAGCCCTCCGCCTGCCCGGCCCTCCCCCTTTTTTCCAGGAGACCTCACATGATCGAGAAGCTGGCCGTGCTGGCCATTGACAAGGCGGACGGGTCGCTCTCGCTGGTCCCCGGCGAAAAGGGCGAGATCTACCAGAAGACCCGCCAAATGATCCGCGACCTGAACGCCCAGGGATCGCACGACGTGCTCCGTCTGCGGGCGTTCTTCCATGGCGGCACCCTCAAGGAATACAAGTTCAAGGCCAACATCATTGCGGCCACCGTCGCGCCTGTGGTCGAGGACGATACCGACGCCGACGCCAAGCTCGTCCGCGAAGCGCTCAAGGCCAAGGGTGTGAAGGTTCCGCCCCGCATCGGAATCGATGCGCTCCTCAAGCTCGCCATCGAGAACGGCGTCGAGGTCTGATCGTGGCGAGCGTCCAGTTCAAAGCCGTAGGCAAGAGCCTGGACGATCTCGCCCGGAAGTGTCGCGACCTGCCCAAGGGGTCGCCCGCCGCCATCGCCTACGCGAACTCTGGAGTACTCCAGCAAGCGGGGCGCGTGGTGGCGGACAAGTACATCGTACCCGGCAAGAATGCCGACGTGAACCGAAACGGCTACCTCCAGTACACGCCTCCTCCTGGTGCCACTCACGGCCCGATCTCGACCCGCCTGCTGTCTCGCTACGGCGAGCCCTTCGGGCGTGACGAGCGGGGCCGCTGGGGGCCTCTCAAGCCCCAGGACGTTGCCCAGCGCATCGTCAAGGAGCGCAAGCTCTTCGTCAAGGGCAAGTTCGTTTCCCGAACCGGAGAAATGGGGGCGTTCGCCCGCGACCTCGCCCGCGAGGCTCCGTCCTCCGACATCGGCGAAATCATGTCCGGCGAGAATCCGGCCAACAAGCGCGACGGGGAACTGCTGGCCGAGATCCTGCCCAACGGCAACGGCGCGTTGACTCTCTCTGGCGGCTACCGCGCCGCCGAAGCTGGCTCCCGCGCCCGTAGGTCCAACGGCGTCAAGGGTTGGTGGCGTGGCCTCCGGACGGCCTCTAGCCGCTGGTCCACGCTCCTGCGAAAGAAGTACCCCGAGCTTCTGAGGCTCACCTGATGGCGACCCAGGCCGGAACGCTCCTGACCGCCATCGGTGCCAAGCTCGCCACCGACTTCCCGACCTACACGATCCGGTACGGCTCCCCCGACTCGTCGGGCGTCTACACGGAATCGGGGAATTTCATTTACGTCCGATACACCGAGGAGATGGAAGAGGCACAAGGCAACCAGTTGGGAGGCGTGACCACCGTGAAGCCTCGCGTTATGGTCCACCTCGAGCGCCCATACACGGGCGACTCGACGGACGACGCGCCCCACCTTGCGCTCCTCGAACTTGCCGCCGATCTCCGCCTTTCGGTCAATGACCTGATCATGGACAACATGACCGGGTCGCCGATCTCGGGTTGGCCAGCTGGTGCCGCCCTGTGGATTACGGACTGCACCACCACCCCCGCAACGCTGGACATCGGGTCCGGCCAATCGACGGAAACCGTCACTCTGCAATTTGGGTTCCGCTTCACTCGCACCTTTGGAGGCCGCTAAATGCCTATCGTCGAACAGTTCAAGCAAATGGGCTACAAGTCCGAAGTCACAGAGCTGACTGCGGAAACTCTCGTCGCGGCCAACTACGATACTGTCTGGGATGAGTGCGCCGTCGCCGCCGAAGACGCCTACCAAGAGCGCCGCCCGCGCCGCGCCACGTTCTCGGCGATCCAGGGCGTCGGCGGTACGGCCATCGGGCGCGTGTCCGGCACGTTCGAGCCTCGTCCCTCCGGCGTGGATGCCACCGCGCCCGACTGGTACGACATCCTCAAGGCGTCCGGCGCAAGCGTGACCACCGACGTGGCAACCTGGGGCGCTGAGTCCACCTCGACCGGATTGATCGGCACCTCCTGCACCTTCAAGTACCACGACGGGCAGTACCTCCGCACTGCCTCCGGTACCCGCATGAGCCTGATGCGCTTCTACGCCGCCAAGGGCGAAGTCTGGAAGTGCGACATCGAGGGAACGGGCCGCTACAGTGAATCGGCCTCGATCACCTACATCGCATCCGCTCACCCGAGCGCCGGACAGGGCCAACCCTTCCTTGGGTCCACGATCTCCATCGGCGGTTTCGCGGGCTCCGTCGCGGAAGCGGAGATCGCCATCGAGAACACGGTATCGAGCGTCGAGGACGGCACCCACGCTTCCGGATTCTCGAACAACTACATCACCGCGCAGAAGCTCATGGGCCGCTTCACGGTCCTGGAAACGGGCTCGCTGGACTGGCGCGGCCTGTTCCGCAACGACGCTTCGGGCGACGTGGTCGCCGTCTCCCTGGTCATGGCCACGGGGACCGCTGGAAACGTCCTGACCTGGACCGGGAACATTC